TGGGAGACCCTTCTCGCTTGCCTGACTACAGATCTTCATGATCCGACCGCCAATTCCATCGTATCGCTCAGTTGTTTCAGGATGAAACCGAATCGTATTGTACTCTACAAGCAGCCTGTAGATTTTGTCATCCAGCTCGTATGAGATCGTACGTGCAGATGAAACCTCGTTGGCAAGGGACGTAGTTCGTTGAGAGATTGCCTCCATGCTTTTCTAGAGCAAAGACCCAGACAAGATCCATTTTACCACGACGTCTCCTTCTCAAGGCGCCTCTCCTCAAGTTCGTCGGATGTCGCTGGAGGTACGGCGCTCTGAAGTTCAGGCACAAACTCTAGGTACACATTGACATTGGAACCGTTGATCGCATAGTTTGACACGATCTTCTTGCCACAGGCCACCGCAAGGCGCTCAAGCACATCATACTCGTTGATGATGTCCTCTACATTGTAGGTGAGAGCGCCGTAGCTCTGCATGATGTGTAACTGATGCAGCAGAAACCGCGTCGTGCGCCTGTCGTAGACTGCCTCCCAAAACCGCTGCTTGAGATTGGATCCACGAGCAGCGGCCGTGAGAGTTTCCAGCAGATATGTTGCAAACTTGCGGTCGTTTTCCTTACGAACCTCGGCTGCGCGGAGAATGTCGTCAATATCCGTGGAGCAAAGAATAGTGGTCTCAAACATTCTTGTAGTGTATTCGGCTTGTTTCTGTATATTCTTTCCGTTTTAGTCGCTAACCAAGAAAACTCAGCAGGAAGACGTTGAGTAGGTGTGAGAGGACAACTGCTGCACCGCCAAGAACACCCGCTCCCTGCCAAGACACAACGCCTCCCGATGTGTATGCATTCGGAATGTAGCGAAGGAGAAGATCGCGGGGGGCGGACAGGGAGAGAATGACCGTGGCAACAAAGAAGGAGATATACAGGGTCAGGTTGGCCCACATCATGCGCATCATGGGGAGCGAGGGCTTGAAGGAAGGCGCCATCTGCGTGCGCTGAATGTGATCAGAACCGGACACACCCATCATAGGCGGCATAGACTGCGGAAGTCCAGGCGAGGGGAGAAGAGCATCAAGCGACGTTTGATCCTCCATTGTTTATGAAGGAGACGGGATTTCGCAGGTGGCATCTTCCACGCGATACTTATAGCACTTTCCATCCACCTTGACTGTCTTGGTATTGACATCTTCCAAGGGCACCCCGAGGACTCGGCGGGTGTCGTAGTTACGGTGAAACAGCAAGGCTGAGATGCCGAGTCCAATGACAAAGGAAAAGAATGGACTTGCGCGCGCAATGGCTTTGGTGAAGTCAAGCATTACTTCTTAGTGAGACTTGCGAGTAGGTTGAACGAGTCTGCCTCTTGTCCGCATGGGACCTCAATTGCGTGTGTGCGAACACACCCAGTATCCGTATGAAAGACCCCCGTGTCATATGGAGACGGCACTGAGACCTGAGTACGAGTGGGAGGAACGAGGACGCAGGCGATAAGCATCCCGACAATAGCCCCTGCCGCAATCCAAACGAGCTGGAACATTATACAGATGTCACATTATTCCCCATTTGGTTGAACACTGCAACGGCAATTGGAGTTGTCACAAGCCCAGAATACGGGACAAGAATCGCCAAGAGCGTCAATGCATAGGCAGTCCGCGTATGTCCACCCAACATCATCACTCGCCACGCAATGGCAATACTGAATACATACAGCGCAATCCCAATCGCAGATCCAACCATAGAGACTGCGCTCAGTGCAGTCCCCGATGCGGTTGGCAACGCGGGAAGAGACAAGACCGGCGGTGTTCCGATCTTTGCTGTTTGTCCATCCGGAATAGCAACTGTTCGCTGAACGCCCGTTTCTCGGTCTGTGAAGGTGACTGTCAGTCGACGACCCGTGACAATGTTAGCAGAGGACTGTTGTTCCGTTATCTTCTTCTGCAGGGCCACTGTCTCCAGTTGATTTGTTTGGAACGCAATGCACTGTTTGTCCGACGAGCTTCCACACACTGTCGCTGCTTGACGGGCAATTTCTGCCTTGTCCCTATCTGTTAGCGTCACAGATGTATTTTCTCCAAAAATATCCACAAACGGCACAAGACTATTGTCTGCAAGCGTCTCCAAATATCCGCCTGACGCCTTGTTTTGAATGCTTTTGGTAATATCGGTTGCCGATCGTTCGTCGCCCCATGTGGCGGAGTTGATCACAATAGTCATTGTTAGTTAGCAAACACGAAATTCGCAAGACCGGAGACGATCCGTAGAAAGTTGATAGACTCTACGTAGACACCAAGGTTGTAGGTGTAGGCAAAGATCGCATTCTCTCCATTTGTATTGACCACGACCGAAGTCACATCAGGGTACAGCGGAAGTCCCGTAACGGGATCACGAAGCGCACACTGCGCTGCCGTAATGTACACGGGAGTGGGTGTATTCACGGTGGATGTGATTGCAAACCGAACTTCCTGAGACGCCAAGGCCGCCGCCGTCACAAGCGGCTGCTGAAGTGTCAGCCGCAGAACAACCTTGTTGAACAAGCTTCCATTAATGGCTCCACTTGGCTGATACAGATCGTTGTTGAGGGCAAACGAATACATGTAGACACCGGGAATTTGAGGGGCATCGCCGGTTGTATGCTTGTACATCTGAAGAAGCGAAAAGTAGGGTGTGGGTTTTATAGAAAACCGCTCCTTGCCGTCCAGCAGAAGCTGTCCGTTTGTGATTGGATCACGGGGATACACAGACGAAACCTGCAGCTGTCCGCTGGAGTACAGGAACGTCTGCGTCTCTGTGGAATTTGTTGTCGCAGAATAGACGTCGTTGGCCGTGCCATTCGTTGTGAACGGCGCGCGATTCGGATTGTCCCAGTTCGTATAGTTGTCCCAGTCGTTTGTCAGTACCTTATCGGACCGCTGCGAGGTCCACACGATGCGCGTGACCAGATTAAAGAACGGAATGAGAATATCCGAGTTGCCACCGTATTGTCCGGGATTGTTGGTGTATGTGACGGTCTTCACCAAGAATGTCTGATCAGCACTCGCCAGCTGAACCATCTCCATCTCCGTCAGATAAATGAAGTTTCCTTCCAGGTAGGGATCGGGGAAAAATGTTGTCAGAGTAGGGTTGGACGAACTGCCATTCATGTTCGGCGGGCTCAGAAACCGGCCAATTGCGTTGTACGGGGCATTTGGAGAGCTAGGATTGAAGCTTGTATCCGTCGGGCGAATACGAGTGCCATAGGTAGACGATGTCGGATCCACATCAATTACGGTATACAGCTGGTTCAAAGGACGATAGGTCACGTTGATAAACACATCGGAGTTCTGCATGGACACCAAGGGAAGAGCCATACCCGGATTCTCGCAGAACCAAAAGTGGAGCGGAATGATCAGCTGACGAGAGCGAATGGACGGCTCGGGCGTCAAGGTGTTCGGAACCCCTCCAGGCTGATTCAGCGGACGCACAGCATGAGGATACTGTCCCAACCGATCATAGGCATTTGCCGGGTCATTGAGCTCAGGAACATTGCCGACCATTTGGTCCACCAGTTTGCGCTTGTTGGGATCGTGAGTCAGGTAGGAGTAGAATTTCAGCCATTCGCCTGTCAGTCGTTGAAGAACCTGTCCGTTGGCCGTGATCTCCACATAATCAATCAGATTGTAGCCAATATTGTCAACCCACTGAAATTCGTAGCCAATGGAGTTGGACCTCGTGTCGTATCCTGCAGGCGGCGCCGCGGCTCCGAGGTAGGAAAGAGGAGACCAAATATCAGGAAGAGTTATCGACAGATACGTATCGTGAAGAAGCTGTGCATACCGATCAATTCGGCAGGGAATTGTTCGTTTCGTTGTTTGGTCAAAATTCAGGTTGGAACTGGTGAAGGTCATACGGATTGACTCCATGGCAAAGTTCGTGTGACGCCGATAGACGGCCCGAAAATGTGTCATAGATGGGCTTCCATTCACAAGCTCATTCTGTGCTCCAATCGCCACCAGCTGGAGGAGACCACCCGGCATATTGAGTTACTAATGAGATTAGACTAAATAGGTAGTCATTACAGTATCAACCGGATACGGTTGTTGGCCGTGTCGGCCACAACGACATCACCGGTCGGGGTCACTGC